GGGTGGAACGATAGTACGCCAGCACGCGCTCACGCAAGTGCTTCGACACATCTCGCTTACCCGAGAACCAGCGGTAGACCGCCACCTTGGTCACGTCCAAGGCGTGGGCAACGTCAGCCACCGGGACCTGCCGGTGTATGCACAGCCGCCCCAGTTGGACGCCAAGCAGGCTTGGGTCTGCATCGGCGTTGAGCCGAATGATTTTTGCGGTGTAGGGCATGGTGGTAGGTGGGGCGGTCCCGGCGCAACCCGGGACTATTGCGGGGGTAGGAGACCTTTGAGAGGAGCCCCCGCTCACGCGCTTGTCGCCGCCCCGTTCAATCAGTCGTCAGCGTCGTCGCCCCACTGCGACAGGATGTTGCTGACATCGGGCACCGCAGGGGCCGGTGCCTTGGCTTCACGCACAGCAGGCTCTTCGACCGGCGCAGGGGCCGGGGCGGACTTGGTGACCTTGAATCCGCTTGCCACAGGCTTGGGTGCAGGAGCAGGCTTCGGAGCGGGCGCAGGAGCCACAGGGGTGGGCGCAGCAGAGAACACCGGCATGGGGGCCGGAGCGGGCTCAGGCGCAGGCACAGCCGTGCCGTCCTCAGGTGCACCGTCCATCTCACCCACGGTCATCGTCACAGCGTCGATGGCAGCGGGCTCGTCCTTGCGAGCGACGATGGAGTTGTACTCGTCCACTTCCAGGGGACGCACCGCGCTGAACGTCACCTTGACACCCTCAGCCTCGGTGTCGAACCGAAGCTCCGTCACCACCGCATTGACCTCGATGCCGTGACCGCCCAGGAAACGAGCGTACTGCTGCAGGCCCATCTTGCGACCTTCGCCTTGGCTGAAGATCGACTGCGGCGGGATGGTCATCGCGTAGATGTCACCATCGATGTCGTTCTCCAGCAGCACGGCCAGACGACGTTGGAAGCGGCAAGCACGAGTGTCCGGGCGATCACCAGAGCCCTTGATGTTCTGCGGGCACTTGTCGCAACTGCTGGCCTGGGGCGCCTTCACGCTGGCATGCGGCAGCTTGCCATCCTCGGACCAGCAGATGGGGCGGGCCTTCGTGCCCTTGACGTACTTCTCGGGGTAGTAGGTGCGGGAGTTCGCACTGGCAGCACGAACGACCACGATGTTCATCGAGCGGTTCTCGTTCTTGGCAACCTCTTGCCCGCCGACGATGAGGCGGAACACACCGCCTTCCAAGCTGATGCGCTTGCTGCTGGTGCCCATGAGCGACCGGGTCAGGTCGCTGAGTTCACCACGCTTCAGGTGTGCAGGCAGTTGACTGCCGTTCTGGAAAAGAGTCATTTCAGACATTCAGGCTCTCCTTACGGTAACCGTGTACTTGGTTTCGACATTCATGCCCTTGGGCATCTTGTCTGGATTTGCTTTGAGGAACTCCCCCATAGCGCGTTGTGCGATGCGACGTTCTAGCAAGTCGAGTGCTTGGTTCTCCTTAACGAAGTTGTGCATGGACTCCCAGTCGGAAGTCCAATAAGAAGTCCTGACACCACGGATGATGGTGCCTGCGCTGGTCTTGATGCTATCGCCACCAGCACGCTTACAGACATCGAGCAGCGTGTGCTCGATGATCTCCATCTGGTCCTTGATGGCCTTGTCCTTGGCCTCGTACTCTTGGGTCAGGGCGGAACGCGCATCGCGCATCTTGATGTACGCCCTGACGAGTTTTTCAGTGGGCACTTGAGGTGCCTCGATACTGGGCTCCATGGGATCTCCTAGGGTTGAGGGTTCAGAGTTTACGTGGCAACTTTGGATGTGTCAAGCACCTCCTGGCGGTAGAGGTCGAGCAGGGTGCTCATGTCCTCGGTCTTCGAGTCCAGCGCGTCATAGAGCTTGCGCTCCACCTGGGTGCTGCACAGCCGCACAACGAGGCAGGGATTCTTCTGCCCCGAGCGGTGCACCCGGGCATTGGCCTGATGGTAGGTCTCGTTCGACGTCACAGGCCCCCACCAGACCACGGTGTTGGCTGCGTGCAGGGTGACCCCGTGCGAAGCTGCCGCAGGCTGGATGAGGAGCACTCGCGGCTCGGGCTGGGTCTGGAAGTCAGCGAAGATCTTGTTGCGCTGCCCCACGGGCACGCTGCCGTCGATCACTTCAACGGTGTACTCATCCTTCTTGAGCTTCTCGTGCAGTACCTTGATGGTGTGCCGGAAGGGGACAAAGACCAGCACCTTGTGAGTGCTCTCTTCGATGGCTTCCAGCAACACGTTGTACCGGGTAGTGATGTCGAACTCAACCGCGTTACCGTCGTCCGAGTAGACCGCGCCGCAAGAGACTTGCAGTAGCTTGTTGAGATTGGTAGCAGCGTTGACTGAGGTCACGGTCTCGCCCCCTGCCGCCATAATGAACTGCTCCTTCAACAGCTTATAGTACTTAGACTGCTGCGGGGTCAAAGGCACGTCCCGTGTGGTGTACAGAAGCTCGGGCAGATCCAGGCAGTCGTCCTTGGTAAACCGGATTGCTGGCTGCAGAACTTGGTTGACGATCTCTTGTGCGTTCGACTTCGCCTTCCATTTGAACTGCGTGACCTTGTGCATCACTCGGTCCCGGAATGCGTAGAAGTAGTTCGGCACAGACGTGTCATCCATCATCTTCGCCAACCCATAGGCATCCGTCGGTGCCTGCGAGGCAGGGGTACCGGTCGCCATCCACAGCCACGTATTGGGGGTGATGAGTTGGTTGATGGCCTTCCAGCGCTTGGTCGTCGCTGTCTTCACCGCGTTTGCTTCATCGATGATGATGAGGTCAAACCCCCCGTCTTTGAGTTCGTTGAGGACCGTCTCCACACCGTCGAAGTTGATCACCACAAACTCAGCGTCTGAAGCGATGATCTTGGCCCGCTTCTTGCGGTCACCGTAGGCCACGTCCACCCTGCGGTGCATCAGCGTCTTGAACAAGTCCGCCTGCCACGCCGGGGCCATGATGGACAGCGGGCAGATGACCAGTACCCTTCGTACAAACTTGCGTTCAAGAAGGTAGTCCGCAGCCCAGGCGAACGAAGCGGTCTTACCCGTGCCCGGGTCATTGAAGCAATACGCCCGCTTGTGCAGTGTCATGAACGCTGCGGTCGTCTTCTGGTGTTGGAACGGCTTGAACACCCCAGGCCACTTGTAGCGGCCCAAGATGGGCGAGGGCACGTTCTTCACACCCAGATTGCGCAGCACCCGCGCTTCGTCCAGCCCCCACCACACCAAGACGTCAGAAGTCCCAGAGCTTTGGGCGACAACTTTCGCCTTCGGTATGGTGGCTAGGACCCGCTCGGGGTTGCGCAGCCGAAGCAGAAGCGCTTTGTTTTCAATGATCTGCATAGGTCACTTGAGCGCGAACTTGTGGTCTTCCACCATCTGCAGCAGCCGCAGAGCTTGCGTCTTGGCATCGTCCAGCGCGACGTGTCCAGTACCCACACGTCCCACCCTGGTCTTCATGAACATCGCGGAAATCGTCCGGTAGCAGCGATCATTCCAGAAGTGCCAGGGCACATCATGCTTAACAGCACGGTAGGCAGCGGTTATCAGTGCATTGTCGAAGTTCGCACCGTTACCCCAGACAATAGCCGTGTCCAGCGGGGGCATCCACATGGTGAACTTGGTGAGTGCTACTTCGAGCGAGAACTCCCCCTTGAACGCAGCCCGCCGAGCTTCGTCAGACTGCTTGCTCCACCACTCTAGGGTGCTCTTCTGCGCACGCAGCCCCGCAGCCTTGCACGATTCCGGGTCGATGGTGACGTAGAACTCTTCCCCCAGACCTTTCTCAGCGCTAAACTTCACAGCACCGATGCTGAGGATGATGTCTCCCGGGCGGGCGCCCAAGGTCTCGATGTCTACCATTACATGATTCTGTTGCATTCTCCACTCCAAAAAGACATCCAGCCCAAGGGACAAAGTCCGTTGAGCTAGCGTTTGCCCCGATCCCCGGGGCGGGGTTACTTGCCCGAGTTCGGGCCTTTGAAATTCCGTGCGCTGTTCGCACTGAACGACTTGAGCCGCACGTTCCCGGGCTTGCTCTTGCCGCCATCCTTGATAGGAGTCACATGGTCGAGGGCCTTGCCCCTGCGTGAATCCCTACCGTTCTCTTTGTCCCAGGCTCTGCGAGCACGCTGCCGTTCGGACTGCTTGGCCCTGCCACCGTTGGCGAGGAAGTCCGCGTACTCCTTCTTGTGGTCTCTGTCCTTCATGTCCTTGTAGGGCATGTCAACCTCCGTTGGCCCCGTTGTGGGGGCAGGTCGTTACGATGCAGTGCCGCTTACACAGCCCTGACGGGCTAGGGTTCCACACCCCCAGGTTGTGCGCAACCTCCAGGCGGCGCACGTCCTCCATCCACTGTCTCCAGTAGAGCTTCTCTTGCGCGGCTTCATAGTCCGCTGGCTTGAAGTTGTTGGCAACGACGAACAGCAGCCCCGCCCGCACCTTACGGACGAACGGGAAGTGCTTGAAGATCATCAGTGCCATCAACTCAAGCTGCGCTGTGTCAGCGTACTTCGTGGACTTGCTGGTCTTGTAGTCCACCACCCGGGCGATGCCCTTCTCTTCATTGACGATGAGCAGGTCCGCGATACCCCGGCACCACACCGTGCTGTCCTTGAATCCGCAGGGGCTGAGTTCCTTGGTCAACCCCATCTCGTACTCGCAGTACTTCGTCCCAGGCAGCGAACGAAGAGCGCTTAGGTGTGGCTTCGTGAAGCTGAACTCTGGTGGTAGCTCGACACCATCCCGCATGAAGTTCTCTGCCGCTGTGTGGAAGTTCTTTCCGTACAACGTAGCCTCAGTATGTTCGGGCTCCTTGAAGTTCTTCGCTACCTTGATCTCGTAGAACTTTTTTGGACAAGTCTTGAAGGACTTGAGGGACGAGTAGGACCAGGGTCCGGGCAATGTCATGACGAGCGCGGACGGGCCGAAGGCCCGTTCTCCATGATGGCAAGTACACCCTGAAGGATACGCACTTCCACGCCAAGATGCAAGGCCGCTTCGCTCGCTTCAGCGTACCGGTGCTCAAGGCACAGGTCGTGGATCTGTTTGGTGAACCGCTCGATGGTGATGAGCGGCATAGCGTAGTCGTTGAGGTTCTCGTTCATGCTTCCCCGTAGTTCCGGCCTATGCCGGATTCGCAGTTGATCGGACAGCCTTTGGCCCAGTCAGGTACCCACCGCATGCACTCCTCGACGTAAGCCCGAGCGGCCTCGACTTCTTCTTCTCGGGCCAGGGCAACGACGCTGTCGTGAACGGTGAGCTTGGTCGGTAGTTTACGTGCAATCCGTAACATCTGATACATCACGATGATCCGGGCAAGTGCTTGGCACACGTTTTCCACCAGCTTGCCACCGTAGATATCCACTAGACCAGTGTCGTCTTTGTAGCCCCAACGACTTAACTTAGAGTTGAAAGCACGGTAAAGCTGCGGATAGCTGATGTACAGCCCGCTGGGTAAACGGACACCATATTTACCTTCTATCCTGACCACACCTTCACGTCCAAACCACATACTGTTGTTGTCGTACATAGCTTGGATCGCACGTTCTCCTTGGTTCCAAAGGCCCACGATCTTTGGCACGCTGTCACGGTAGGTCTTGATGATCCGCTCGCACTCGTCCGCAGGCATGTCCACCGAGGGCTTCGCTGCCTTGAGCGTTACCTGCAGCTTCCCTGCCCCGGTCTGGTAGCCGCAGCCGAGGACTACAGTCTTGCCTACAAAACGTTCTTGTTGGTCTGCCTTGGTAATCTGCCTGCCGAAGATCGTCGTCGCCAGCTTGCAGTACACGTCCACACCGTTGGCGAAGTCTTGCACCAGATCGTCTTGCCCAGCCCACCACGCCAGCATGCGGGCCTCGATGTTGGACGAGTCACAGTTGATGATGACCCACCCGGGCGGTGCCTCGATGCACTCTTTGAGCCCCACGTTGCCCCGGGACGGCAGGTTCTGTAGGTTGATCCCGTCACCACCCGACGAGCGCTTGGTCCGGGCATAGGCGTACTTCAGCGGCACGGGGAACCGTGGGTCGCGCTTGGCGATGTCGATGAACCGCTGCGTGCGGGTCTCTTCCAGGGTGCTCTTGACACCCATACGTGCTGCAACCAGTGCCTGGACCTGCGGGTTGTCGTGTTCCAGCAGGGCCTTCATGCCCACGTCGGTCTTGGCAAACGCGAACGTACTCTTGCCTGTGGTCGGGCTGATCTTCATAGGCACATCGACGCCCAGGGTCTCCAGCAAAACCGCGAAGCGTTGGTTAGACATGAGTTCGGACTTGTCCACCGTAACCCGCTCCATGAGCGCAGCCTTCTGTGCCACAACTTCTTCGAGATGGCCTTCGAGCTTGCTCAGGTTCAGTCGCAGCATGGGCTCTGTGAACATGCGGATGTGCAGGTCGATGAGCTTGAGTTCCTGCATAGGGAACTGTCCACGGTTGTCCCCTTCGCTCGGGTCGTACCACCCGTTGGACATGAGATGCCACAGGTCATAGCACAACTCCACATCCTTGAGGCAGTAGGCAACGTACTGCTGGAACTCTGAAGGGCTGAAGTCTTTCCTCCTCATCCCCATGGCGTTCTGCACGAACGTACCCTTGTCGTCTAACCCGTAGCGTTTCGCCAGGGAAGCGAGGGAGTTGTTCCTTGATCCGAACATGGCACGGCCCATGGACAGGGTGTCCAGCCACGCAGCCGGGTTCACCCCGAAACGCCAAGCCAGGATCGCACCATCGAACAGGGTGTTGTGGCACAGGACCGCGTAGCGTCCCCACTCGATCTCATCGAACTGGTGCTTGATCTCAAGGTGCGTGCCCTCGATGAAGTCGAGCCTGCCATCCGGCCAGCGTATGCCAACCATGATGACCTCGAAGCGTGGATCACGCACATATTCTTCAGTTGTCAGCTTGCTTAGACTGTACTCCTTGTCGTAATACGTTTCAAAGTCAATCGTGAGGATCTCCATTACTTTCGCTCCAAGAACCACTGTTCCAAAAGTTCGATTGTATCCTCTCTGACCACCATTGCGCTACCCCCGGCCTTATGAATTTCAGCCATCTCACGCTCTTGTAGTGCAGTTGGTTTGTTGAACCCTGCCTTGCACTCGACGCCAAGGAACATGCCCCTGAAGCACACGATGATGTCGGGCACGCCCGCACGTCCGTAGCCGTTCTGCGCTGGGAAGAAGTAGTACGCCTTGTACTTCTTGATGATGTCAACGCATCGGGCCTTGACCTTGGATTCCGGAGTGCTCACTTCGCCCCCTTGAGACGTGCTTCCCACGTTGTTTGTTGGGATTGCAAAGTTGAACCGGATTTGGGTGTCTCCGTCTCTACCTCGATCAGCTTCTCAAGGTAGTGCTTTGCCTTACGCAGGTCTTCCACACCGCCCTTCTGTCTCCAGCGGGAGACGTACTTGACGATGTTCCCCTCAAGGTAGTTGAGGTTGTTGGCGATGATGTAGTCCCACGGCTGCATGGGCTTGTCTTTGTAGTGACCTGGGCCGGTGTTGTTCGCGCTCATTTGCTTCCCCATCTAAGGTTGTGCTGTTCCGGTTTGATCTTGCGATCTTTCAGTCGGTGCCTTGACTGTGTCAGTGTCGGCATGGTCATGCCGGGTTCCGCTGTCTCGCAGGAGACAAAGGTCTTGAGGCACTTAGGGCACATGCGCCTGCGCCAGACCTGCCCGTCCAGTGGGCGGCTCTCCAGCACGGTGGACTTCCCGTCCTTGTTGCAATGCGGACATCTCACGGTTCTTCATCCTCCGTCGTGCAGATCGTTGGGTCGAGGTCATCCTCGGTGGGCGCTTGGCGTCGTAGAGAGGACTGCCCCACCCCCAGACAGCGATTGTGTAGCGGCCCATGGTGTCCTGACGCCACAGCGCTACGCGCACCAGCGCCCGGTTGCGCAGGGCGCGGATGAACTTGCGCGTGGTGTTGGCCGCCAGCCCCGAGATCTCGTGAAGCTCTTTCGGCGTACCGCCCGTGCGGACCAGGGCCTCGACCACCGCTGCGTAGGCTGTGGTGTTGCTGAGGTGCGTGTTCAGGGCCATCAGAAGAGCGCCTCCTCACCTTGCCCCCGCTCAGCGCGGGCCTGCTTGGCGAACCACCGGGCGACGATGGCACGTTCCTCGTCCGTCTTGAAAGGCCACAGCCAGCGAGCAAGCGTCAGGCCCGAGGGGTGCATGGATTCGTTCATTTCGGTTCCTTCAAAAACATCCCAACTCCTTCGTCAGATAGCAGATTCGCCAAAGTGTCTGCTCTGTCGGGCTGTATTTTGGCAATTTCTGCTGCTATTCTTTCTGCTTCATGCGCAGGCAGTTTAAGCAGCACCCACAGCGTACCGTGAAACCATGCATCACGTGCACGATTGGCACGCTCTTGCTCGATGACTTTATTAAGCTGTTCAAACGCGTCCCTCATTTGTTGATTGCGTACTGGGACTAAGTGTTTCATTTCGATTTTTCCTTGGTCAACTTCGACTCACAGGGCGTATCCAGCACCCACGGGCCGATCCACACGGTGCGTGTGGCTGCAGGATGCAGCGGGCTGACCTTGATGTTGTGCAGGCAGTTTTCGCACTCGGGCTTGTGTGCCCCGGCGCACCGGGCTATGTCACTGGGGAGGTAGGTCATTCCATTCCCCTCCCAATCTCAGCCGCAGCCCTGACGATGGCGCGGCGGGTGGCGGCGTAGGGGTCTTGTTCTTCTGCTGCATAACCGCTTGTGTTTTCAGCCACCGCAGTGCGGGTGCCAAATGCATGGACAACGTCAATTTCCACCTTCACCGCCAGCCGCAGCGCATCGCCATCGTCGGTGAGGGGGTTCCAAACTGCCCAATACTCCCCATTGCGGCGAGCGTAGGCGTCGTTGTGCGAGTGGTGCCACTTCAGTCCAATCCCCGCCGCCTTCGCAGCGAGTTCCAGCAGTTCTCTGTCTGTCATGTCAACCCCACCAGTTTGAACGCCAACTCTGTTGGCACTGTCCGTTGCACATACGCCCGATGCAGCGGGCACCAGTAGTGGATGGTGGTCATGGCTGCTCCAGCCCTTCCCGCGCCTTGGCGTATGCTTCGCGTATCGCTTTGCTGAACCGCACCTGAGTAGCCCGCACGGCTTCCCACGCCCTACGCCGCCTTGCGGCGTAGATGTACCAGGGATACAGGTGGTTTTTGATCTTGCGGATGCGGCGTCTCATTTGGCACTCCTTCGGAGTGCCGTTGCCAACTCCATCAGCCATCTCACCTCAAAGTGGTCAGACATGACGCTGGCTTGGTGTTTAAGAATGTCAGCGAGTCGATTACGTTCTGCGTTTACCGCCTCCTCGATCTTCTTGTCCGCGTCCCAAGGCAGCGGTGTACCGCCGAGTTCATACGCCTTGTTTCTCCACATTGCGGCGCTGAGCTTGTGGATTTCACAGTACGGGCAGGTCATTTGTTCCCCCTCTCTCTGATCTCCGCAGCACACCGCTGCGCAATCCCTTCGATGCTGGCGTGCTGGTCGCAGATGTCGGCGCAGGCAGCGCGTTCTGCCATCACCGCCTTACGCACCTTGCGCTCAATGTATTGCTGTAGCGGGGCTATGGCCCTAGACCAAGATCCACCCCGACCAACGATCTGCCATCGTTGATCTGCAAACCCTTGCTCCAAGACTTTGGTAATTGATTCCTTCATTTGTTTCCCCTTGCGCGAAGTTCGTTTGCTATTTCAGGCAGGCACGCCTCGCTATAGCTGTCAGGCAAAGAGCATTGCTCAACATATTTCGCGCACGCCTCGCGCTCCGTCAGCATCTCAATCTTCAACCCCTCGGCAATCTGTGTGCCGAGGTGGTCCAGCAGATCCTCTATCGTGTCGCCGTGCCCGGTGGCGTAGCCCATGCTGCGCATCCAGTGGGCGACTTTTTCGCGTTGTGCTGCGGCGACGAGGGCGGCGAATCGATACCGCGTGAAGTTCTCACCCGCCTTGATGGCGTCGTGCTGCGCTTGGAACCACATGGTGTCAAGTTCGGCGTTGGTCATGACCTGCTCCTTTCCTTGCAGTCATACACCTTGTCGCCGTGGCGGAAAGACTGCATTTTTTGGCAGTCATTTGCTATTTCCCCAACATGGGCAGCGCCGCCTAGAGTCGCTGCCAAAACCAAAGCGCCGATGCCTAATACGCCCATCAACCAGTCCATGTCTTCCCCCTAATCCACCGCCACAGCGGCAGCAGTGCTAGTCCGTTGACGAAGCCGCGCAGAAAGGCGCGGAGTTTCATGCTTGCCCCTCTGCTTTGGCGATGGCGGCGTTGATTCGCGCCACAACAGGACATTCTTCGAAAAGCAAATGCCGATCTTTGTGGGCATGATGCAAGTACTGGCAGTCAATGCTCGTTAGGCGCAACGCCTCCAGCAGTTCCTGGTTTACCGCGCTCAGGCGGCGCAGTTCGGCTGCGGCTTCTTCTAGGTTGTGCGACGGGTCGTACTGATCGTCAAGAAAATCAGCCAGCCGCAGGGCGGTAGGTTGGTCAGTCATTGTTCTTCTCCTTCAGCTTGGCCTCGACAGCGCGGATGGCCTGCAGCACTGCTTCAGCGACGCCCATGTTCCACATCCTTCCCCCGACTTCTGGAAGAGCATTGATATCCTGCATGGTCAGGCCGCGCCACTCGCGGCGGGGTGGGGTGGTGTAGAGGGGCTGTGTGTAGTACTTCGCCAAGGCTCCTCGATAAACCTTGGTCGCGGCCATGATGATCGCATTGCTGCCCGGCAGCATCCACGCAACCGGCTCCTGCTCCTGCTCGCGGCGGGGTGGGTGGGTGTAGAGGGGCAGCGCCCGGTGCTCGTCTGTGAAGTCGGCAGGGTTGTCGGTCACGCACACAGATTTCCCATCCTGCGTGTAAACCATCCACGCCACCGGCTCCTGCTCCTGCGCCAGCCCACGCGCACACACTGCGCACAGCTTCGCCCGCTCACAGGTCTCTCCGCATTGGTTGCGGGGCTCCTGCTGCGCCAGCGCGGCGCGGAGGTCGTCCATCGCTTTGTCACGCAAAGCGCCGACGTATCGCTCCTCCAACGCCTCCAGCGCCTGCTTCAGCACTGCGCGCTCTTGGTCAGTCATCTTTCATCCCCCGCAGTTTTTGCAACAGTTGCGCAGCGGTCTGCTCGCTGGCTTCCACCTTTTCTTTCCATGCCAAGACGTCTTGGCACTCCTTGTCCAGCCGCGCACGCACAGCCTCAATTGCCCTGTCCCAGCCATTGTCAGCGCCCATCCATCGCATTTCCCCAAGCTCTTTCCATACGCGGACAAGGCGTCGGGTTTCGAGCCACGCCAAGTCCGCAGTGGTCAATTGATCTGCGACGTGTTGTGGAACTTGTAAGGAATCCTTACCAGTTGCCTGCTCCTGCTGCTCCAGCGCGGCGCGGAGGGCGGTGATGGCCTCATGCAGTGGGGTGTGGTTCTGCGCCACTGCGTTGAGGTCGGATGCCCACTCCAACGCCTCCAGCGCCTGCTCCAGCACTGCGCGGGGTACGGTGATGGTGGTCATGCTTGCTCCTTTCGTGGTGCTGTTGGCAGCGGCATCCAATGCGTCGGTTCGCCTTCGTAAATCGCAACCTCGGTGTAGTCATCCCAGTTGTCGATGCACTCGTACCAGCCGGCTTCAAGACCGACACCATCGCCGTCTATTTCCGCCGCCTGCTCGTCGGTGAGCCATCGAGCCATCACCCTTCGAGGAAGGCTGTTACGGTTCAGGTAGAACAGGATCACCTTTCTCCCTGTCTGGGGTGCTGTGGCAATCGGCTGCCAGGAGTCCTGCGCCAGCGCGGCGCGGAGCCTGTCGTGCAGGACTGATTTCGGGCTGACGGATACGCCGGCATCCAGCGCCTCCAGCGCCTGCTGGGCGGCTTCTCGTAGCGTGGTCATTTCTTCCCCCAATCGCAGGTTATGCCGCCTCTGCCG